AAAAAGTGAAGCAGCAAGAACAAAGCGTCGTAAGATTAAAGATGCTATTTTTAAGCGCACAGTTAATATGTATAGCAGACTCCGTAAACTTCGTAAGTTAGGTAAACGCAACACAACAGTTTAAGGTCACGTAGATCAACTGGATAGATCAATTGACTTCTAATCAATAGGTTGAGGGTTCGAGTCCTTCCGTGATCGCCAATTAACGCGGGTATAGTATAATGGTATTACAATCGCCTTCCAAGCCAAAGACATCGGTTCGATTCCGGTTACCCGCTCCAACTTGCCCCTGTGATGGAATGGTAGACATAACGGACTTAAAATCCGTGGGCCTTAGGCCGTGCGAGTTCGACTCTCGCTGGGGGCACCAAAATTGTATTTAGCTCGGTTAGTTCAGCGGTTAGAACCACGTGCTCATAACGCGTTTGTCGGGGGTTCGAATCCCTCACCGAGTACCAAATATAGAGGATAAGTGTTACGGTAGCACAGCAGGCTCCAACCCTGCGGGCGTGGGTTCGACTCCTACATCCTCTGCCATAAATAAGGGTGTAGTGAAATGGTATCACGACGGATTCCAAATCCGTAAGTCTGAGTTTAATTCTTAGCACCTATGCCAAAACAAAGGAAAGTATAATGGAAGTAATAGTAATATGGTTTTTGTCAATGGTGGCAATGGACACAGAGATTCAAAAACAACAAACGGTGATTGATGAATTGACCGCGCAATCAATTGTCCAACAAATTGAGATAGTTGAGATCAATAAAGTTCTTGAATCTCACGAAGCGACTATTGTTAAAACAGCAGCTGCTCATTCATCTCTATATGCAAATCAGCAATTGGAGAATGCAGCATTTCAAGATGAGCTAGAGATTCTCCAAAGTCAAATCAAGGCTTTAGAGATGAGCGAGGGGGAAGGCTCGGCACCAACGCCAAACGTACCCAACAGTAAACCCTAAGTAAGGAAGTGGCCCTCTAACTTAGGTCGGTATAAGTACTGGTACCGACGCGAAACCCAGTCGGTTGCTGCATACGTTAAATGCAGATGCGAAGGGGGGCTCTGCAGTAAGCCCCCCTTTTATATTTTACACATGAGGTGACAATGTTTAATAAAGTTGAATTCTTAATGGAGTGGATGGAAAAATATCAGCCGCCCACAGGCTATGAGCATCAGATAGTAATTCCTTTAGACAGTGGTGATGAAGTCAAGTTGATTGCAAGATACTTTGCATATAAAAAGAAAGAAGACTTCTTATTCTCTCTTTGTCATAATGAAAAACAGTCATATGAACAATGCGCTGGAGTCTATGAGAATCTAAGACTAGACGAACGAGCCAACTACGATATTGAGCTTGTTGAAGTTTCGTGGAGATATGAAAGCGAAACTCTTCACCAACTGCAGCTAGACATGAAAGATCGTGTCTATATTATGCAAAAGTTTATGCCATTCCTCAAAGAGTTTCTCAACAATGGATATGGTGGCCCAACACCACATGAGAATATTATGGCTGTAGCAATGCCTCAGGGGTTCAAGTACAACAACTTGGGGTATGCAGATGGCCAAGCAGGTCAGAGGCAAAGAGCTATGATAGCTAAGAGAGTTGGGATTGGTGCAATGAAGGAGTGTGGGTGGAGCTTTGCTAAGTATGATAGCAATCTAAAACTTCAGCCGCTGTAGATCTTCTGTAAAAGATCCTCAAACTCTTCTACTTTAGCCAACCGATTTGGCCAGAGAATATAATCCTTTTCTGGATTCTTCTTTAGATTGTTTAGCAATGGTATAATTGCATTGAATAAGTTGTTCAATCTCTCTTGGTTATCATTGGCTGCCAAAGCTGCTGCTTCCACAGCAGCGCCTATCTCAGCTGTCTTCTGTTGTTGTTTTTGTACAGCGTCTAGTTCATCTTCATCTACAGCTGTAAACCCAAAGTCAAACATATCTGTCATTTGATACTCCCTTAATCATAGTAATATTTATAAGAAGGTTTTAATGAACAAACTCCTTGAATTAATGAACGCCGCAGTAAGTACTGAAGAGTATAATCTCTATATTGATTATGTTGTCGCAATGAAAATAAAAGAAAAAATTGTAGAGATAGAAACAATGTTGCTTGAGATACAAGACTTGCCTCAAGAAACATATGATGGTTATGAAAGTGATATGAACAGCCTTCGTAGAACGTACAAATATTTCTCAAATTAATTTGTGTTAAAGTGAAATTAACTGTTGACTTCTTCTCAAATATAGCGGATAAGGGGGTATAAGTTCAAAAGGAGACAGTTATGAAATTCACAGTTTATCAAATTAGCTACACGCAAGCAGAAATCGACGGAATCAATGCCGGCGTGAAAAGCATGAAGCGTGAGATGCGTGCAGATATGACTATGGACTTCCGCGGTGAGAAGATTGTAGATCTTGTTGAGAAAGCTCTTTACGAAAATCTTTATACTGGTGTAGCTCAAATTGAAGCTTCTTGCTTAGACGAAGTTTTCCAAGTTGGTAACATTGGTCCTGAGTCTCAGATCACTCGTCTGGGTCGTATGGCTTCTATCTCAGTTGGTGATCTGATCGAAGACGAAGATGGTAATCGTCATGTTGTAGCCAACTTTGGATTTAAAGAGGTAGCTTAAAATTAACTGTTGACCTTTATCTCATAATGTGGGATAAAGGTCTATCAACTGAGGAGATTATTATGATTATTGTAAATGATATTCAAGATGCAATCACAATGCAAAAGAAATTGATGAGCATTGTTCGTCGTTCTCATAATTTTGGACATAGTCGTACCACTGTTTTAATTGAGTTGCTTGATATCTGTGACGATCTAATGGATAACGTCAAACGAATCGAATCGGAGATGGAAGCAGAAATGAAAGAAGGAGCTGCTTGAATGGAAATCTTTACTTATAAAGGAGTTGACCTTGATGTCACATTTGCAAAATCTGAAACAGTCCGCCATGGAGGTCCGTTCGATCGTGGATCGGCTGACAGTTATTACCATCGTGGCATACAGCCTCATTATTATGTTGGTGCTTCGATTACTTCTGACCGTGTAGAAGAAAGTGATATGAATGAGCAAGAATTGCTTGAGTATTATGCTGGATATGAGTATAATGAAACTGTGAATATGGATTGGAAGGATTGGGGTTGATTTATAAAAACGACAGTCCTCACACAAAAGATAAGACGTACAGCGTTGTCTCTGATGGGTGGGGATATAAAATAGTTGAATATGTTAATGGTTGCCGAAAAACACAGTTGACATTATCGAAAGAAAGTAAGATAATGTTCGAACAACGTCTGAAGGAGAATGGTTGGTATGCAAAGTAAAGCTGAAAGATTGGAAATGATTAAAGCCTCTGCAAAGCGCTTTCAAAAGTTGAAGGCTCAAGAGGCTCGTTTTGTTCGTGAAGAGAATAGAAAGGTTGAGAGTGATGAGCGTTATTGGACGGACGCGTCAGCGTATGCTGAACAATATTATGGTGAAACCTTCCGCGCGACGACGCGTTTCGACAATGACTGGGATTAATAAAAAGGAGAATATGATGAGTCGTAATGAAATGATTGAGCAGCTACGGTTGCGTGAGTGCCGTGTTATCTTTAAAAAGATTGATGGTGAAGAGCGGGATATGAAATGTACCCTGCAAGAAAATGTCTTGCCTGAGAAGTATCGTGTGAGGGCAGATGATGATAAAGCTGGTCAGCCCAGTGAAGCTGTCATTCGAGCTTGGGATGTGAACAAGGAGGCTTTTAGATCATTCCGTGTCGATAATGTTGTAAGTTTTACATAGTATAAATATTCCTGCAACGTAGGAGAACGCAATGTGGGGAATTGACCCAATTATCATTCAATGGCTTTGTATCGCTGGTGTTTCAGTTTGTGCTTTTATGATAGGATACAACTATAGCAATCACAAACAAGAGGAAATTATTAACGATACAGTAGTGTATTTAATTAACAACAACTACATTCGCGCTAAACACGTGAATGGAGAATGGGAAATAATTGCATTAGATGATAATTAACTGTTGACTTTATTCTAATAATGTGTGATAATAGTTTATATTATGATGGAGGTGCAAATGGCACGTAGGAAATTGACAACAGAAGAAATGGCAGCCAAGGTTGCAAAGATGAGAGCTACCAAAGCAGCTAACAAAGCCAAGGCTTTGGAATCTCTTGGATTGAGTACCGTACGCAAGAAAGTACGCAAGGGTCGCAAGATGACAGATGAGCAGAAAAAAGCTGCTGCAGAACGTCTGGCTTTAGCTCGTGCCAATCGAGGTCCTTCTCAGAACAAAATGATTGCAGAGACTGTTCGCAATCTACCTGACGAGAATCCTTTATCTTTGGTTAATGTTCGTTCTTGGATTAAAGAGAACAAAGATCTGTTGGCTTCGATTCGTGACTTTAAGGACTCTAAGGATTGGAAGCAGCGAGATTCGTTTAACAAAACCTCGACGTACATTTCTAATCTAGAGGCTTATTTGCGTGATGGAATATACCGCGATATGTTCTATGGTTCTCAGCAGCAGAACAAAATACGTTATCGTGTAACAACTATGGCCTATCACAAGGATGGGACTCCTAAACGCACCATTGGATATCTATATCCAGACGTGGGCGTTTATACTCAAGAAATGGCGAATGAGGATAATGCAGCAAGATAAACAATTTCTAACTAAGGCAAAGTTTGCAAAGTTAGTTGAAGGTGCAGTCTCAGAAATGAGGCTCACCTACATGGATGCAGTAATACATCTATGTGAAAAAAACGAAGTGGAGCTGGAGGAAGTCCGTAAGTTTATTTCTCCAGTAATTAAAGGTAAGTTAGAAGCTGAGGCTATGAATCTCAACTTTTTACCTAGTGGCAATCAATTACCAATTGATTAGTTATATATAATGTTGTATAATATACAAACATACAAACATACGATACATATTTTAAATAAGGAGAATACATATGTCTTTCGCAGCACTAAAGAATAATCGTGCCGACCTCGGAAAGTTAGTTGAGCAAGCTCAGCAAGCAACAGGAGGTCAAACCAAACGCCAATCAGATGATCCTAGATTCTGGCAGCCTACACGAGATAAGGCTGGTAATGGTTACGCTGTGATTCGCTTCTTGCCAGGAGATGCAGAAGCAGCCACTCCATGGGTCCGTTATTGGGACCATGCATTCAAAGGCCCAACCGGTCAGTGGTATATTGAGAAGTCATTGACTTCTATTGGTCAGCAAGATCCCCTTTCAGAGTTAAACAGTAAGATGTGGAACACTGGTATCGAGGCAGACAAAGCTACAGTGCGTAATCGTAAACGTAACTTGCGTTATGTTGCCAACGTGCTGATTGTATCGGATCCATCGGCACCAGAGAACGAAGGGCAGGTTAAGCTGTATCGCTTTGGTAAGAAGATCTTTGATAAGATTATGGACAGCATGCAACCTCAGTTTCCAGACGAGAAGCCTGTTAATCCATTTGATATGTGGGAGGGTGCAGACTTTACTGTTAAGATTCGTAAGGTCGAGGGCTATCCTAACTACGATGCTTCTACGTTCAAGTCACCTTCTGCCATTGGCGAAGATGAGGCGATGGAAGAGTTGTATAGTAAGCAGCATGATTTAGTTGAATTTACTGACCCAAAGAACTACAAAACCTATGATGAGCTCAAGTCTCGTTTGGCAATGGTTCTGGGTGAAGCTGCTCCACGTACTCAGAAGCAAGAAGCCTCACTTGAACTAGATGATGAGATCCCTGAGTTTCCATCAGCTGCTCAGCCTGATATGGCAGGTACACCTCAACCAGAGATTGCTACAGCAGAGTCTGGTATGGAGGATGATACAATGAGCTACTTCGCTAAGTTGGCTGCAGAGGACTAATTACCTACCACCCACAAATGCGTAAGCGCTCCCACCACCGAGAGGATCAGTGGTGGGAGTTGTCGCATCCATGACAATGCCACCAGAGTTCACTGTGGTTGAGTTATATTGTTTAGCATCAATCAGCTGTTGAGAATACGTTTCTAAATCTTGGCGTCTTTGATTAATATCACCAAGTTGTCTAGCAGTGTCATAATCAATTCTCTCCATTGCAGCTGCTGTGCCTGAACCTCTAGCATCAACACGAGCTTGAGCGTTTTCAATTGATGAATCTAACCCTAGAGCTTTAGATGCCCAATCGGGTACAGTATCTTTTAACTTCTGCAAAGATCCTAAGAATATAGAATCAGGCAACCCTGAAATCCAATCACCAAATTTAACAAAACCTTGTTTAAGTTTTGCTACTGCATACACCCACTCTTCTTCTAAAGCAAGTCCACTCTTCTTGGGCATAGTCATAAACCATATAGCTAGATTTTCCATAGAGTTTAAGAAGTTGTTCTTAATTCTTTCATAGGTG